TATTCAGTGTGTGTGGCCCCTATATGACATATATATTCAATAACCCTTTATCCACATGGTTTTAAGCAGTGTCGTACACATTAAAATTTGAATTGTACACATTTTTGATATGTGTTCGGAGTTATTAAATAATGTGGATATGTCATTGTGTCAATTTGGTTTTTTATAATTGATATTGCAGGTGCAATTATTCTTCCTTTTCGGTGGGTTTTATCTTATCCACCATGCCAACTATTATTAATCCCAACAATTCAAGTTCCGGGCCAATTACGATTGACTTTAGGGATGATTTGCGTAAAGTACGTGAACTAGGTGCTGCCTATTCTATGAAGCAAATTAATATGATTGCTTCCAGGTCAATCAATGAAGCCTTATTGCGTGGCCGAACAATTGTTAGAACCGAAGTAAAGCGGATCTATACAGTAGCACAAAGGGGATTTGACGGAAGAATAGATTTAGATAGGGCCACTTCCTTCCCACATAAGGGCAAAGTTTTACATAATACCTTTCTTACTGGTGCTGTTATTGCTAGTACAAAACCACTTCCAATGGATCTTTTTAAAGTTTCATTCAGCCCAACCACTAGCACCACAAGTAGTATTTCTAAAAGGGGAAAAGTAAAAATCAAGAATCTAAAAAAATCAAAGAAATCTTTTGGTGGTGGTGTGATTATAGAGGCCGTTAAAGGTAGCCCACAAGCAATTCCGTTTGCTTTCATGTTAGTAAACAATAAAGCTAAAATATTTGCCAGGGGTAAATATAATCCCGGTGGTGGATCCTGGGGATTCATTCAAAGACATAAACGATTAACATTCGATACAGGTAATGATAGTGTTACTTCCATGCTATCAGTTACTATTCATGCAGCAGCTATCAATAAGGTAGTTCAAAATAGTGTAGCAGCTAAAATAATGCAAGTGTTCCCACCAATATTTGAAAGACAACTGAATGCACAATTTGACAACGCTTTTAAAGGAACTTTTTAATTAATGGCTCAAATAATTTCTAGTAGAGAATTGGCAAGAAAGTTAAATCTAGCCCCTAATTCAGTAGTGCGAGCAATTGCAGCCGGTAAGGTTACAGATTGCTATGATACAGTTAAAAAAAAATTCGATTGGAAGAAAGCACAAAAAAATATATGGGTACAAAGTGCCAGTGTAATAAAACCGAAAGCAGGAGTTAGTTTATCAAAGGCCATTGAAAAAATAGAAAGAGCAGAAAAAATAACTGATAGCCCTGGTGAATTTATAAGTGATAATTGGAAACCTAAAAAAAATATAGAATCTGAATTATCAAGTGATCAGGATGAAGGGGAACGAATAGATGAATTAAGTGAAGAAGAATTAACGGATAGGATCAGGCTTACAGAAAATATGCCGATGCAACAAGCTATGCGATACAAGGAAATCATTGATGCAGCTATTAACAAAATAAAGCTAAAGCAACTGCAATTGATTTTGGTTCCCAAAGCTGATGTTGATAAAGCTTATTACAATTATGCAGCCCAATTCAAAAAAGCAATCTTACAAATTCCGGATATAATTAGTGATGATGTGATGGGTGCTGCAAATAAAATCGAAGTGATCAATATTATGAAACGATCCCTAGTAAGTGTATTAGAAGATTATAGTCATGCCCCTGAAATTGTAATTGAATAATGGTACAAATAGCTTCCAATATTAAATTCAATTTGATCAACGGTTGGTTCCGTGGCATTCGGCCTGATCGAATCGTATCTGTTTCAGAGTGGACAGAAGAAAACCGGGTATTAGCGAATTCAGAAAGTGCAAGGCCTGGTAAGATGAAAGTTTCCTTCACCCCATACCTAAAAGAAATCTATGATAGGCTTAGTGTAACTGATCAAGCACGTGAAATAGTTTTTATGAAATCTTCCCAAATTGGTGCCACTGAAATGGGAAATAATTGGTTAGGATATACCATTGATGTAGCAAACTGTATGTTCATGTATGTCATGCCTACTGTAGAATTGATGAAGAAAACTTCTAAGACAAGGATTCAATCAATGATCAGTAGTACCAGTGTACTTCGAAATAAAATTTCCCCATCCAAAGCCAGGGATGGAAACAATACGATCTTAGAAAAATACTTTGAAGGTGGTGGCATGGTGGGTGTTGGTGCCAATAGCCCGGTGGGTGTTTCTTCTACCCCGGTAAGATTTGCTTATGCAGATGAAATAGATCGTTACCCTTCTAACGTAAATGGAGAAGGTAATGTGTTATCGCTGATAAAAACCAGGCAGATCACATTTGGTGCAACTAAGAAAACATTATTATCAAGTACCCCTACCCTTGCAGGCATTAGTGCAATTGAACAAGAATATAACAGAACTGGACAAAGAAGTTACTTCGTTCCGTGTCCTATTTGCAATGCTATGCAAGTATTGGAATTTGAAAATTTAAGATTCTTATTTGAAAGTGAATGGAAGAATATTAAAGATAATGATGCAGCTATTAATATTTCCAATAACATAGATATACGTTATGAATGTAGTGAGTGCCACCATCCAATAGAGCATAGACATAAAACATTTATGTTAGCAGGTGGAGAATGGAGAGCAAAATATCCGGAAAAAGAAAATGGCCTTTTATATGGCTATCATATTAATGCACTTTACAGCCCTGCTTCCATGTACACCTGGAGTGATCTAGTGGCTGATTATATAGATAGCTTAAATGACATTCCAAAAACCATTGCTTTTGTCAATACCAAATTAGGACAAAGCTATCAGCCCGAAGCCGGGGATAAACCTAATTGGGAAACTCTATATGATCGGGCCAACAATGAAACTACTTCATACAAACCTAACAAACCATTTAAAGAAATTGTTTTTATCACTGCAGGAGTGGATATACAACAAGATCGGATTGAGTTAAGTATTATCGGTTGGTCAGAAGGTAAACGAACACAATTAATTGATTACCGAGTTCTTTATGGCCGAACAGAAAGTGAAGAAGTTTGGAAGGAATTAGAAAAGGTAGTTTCAGAAACTTGGATCCGGGAAGATGATTACTTATTGCCTTTAAAATTAATGGCCGTAGATAGTGGATATAACACTACAAAAGTTTATGATTTTGTAAAAAGATTTCCCATCAATAAGGTGATCGCAGTGAAGGGCCGGGAAAAGATTGATAGTTACTTCCTTGCACCCAAACAAATTGAATACAGTAAAGCCGGAAAGAAAATTGGTAAGATCAAAGTTTTCTTAGTGGGTGTGGATTTGATCAAGAGTGAACTTTACGGATTTTTAAAAAAACAAATAGATAAAGAAACTGGTGAAGTACCAATTGGGTATTGCCATTTATTGCCTTTCAACAATACGAACTACTACCGGGGATTGACAGCAGAAGAATTTACAAAAGTGATTAATAAAAAAGGATTTGCACAATATGTATGGGTAAAAAAATATGAACGCAATGAACCTTTAGATACTTGGGTATATGCTAGAGCCGCAGCAGCCGTGATAGGCATGGATCGGTGGAGTGCAGATAGATGGAAACATGAATTACTAATATCGGGAACACCGGCACCAAAAACCGGACAAGAAATTAATACAACCAAACCATTACCACAAAATAAAAAAAGCCCTTTTTGGGATAGATAATTATGAAAGATTTAAACATTCACCTAAAGCATCCAGTGGAAAGAATAGTCTTAGTGGGTTTTGAAGATAAAAAAACTAGCGACTTAATCGTTACGGCCATTTGTAAAGTATATGAAACTGATGAAACTACTTTATTAAATGCCAGGGAATATTTTTTTGTAGGATTAAGGCAGCAACTATTTTTTCTGATCAAAAGGAACACTGATTTAAAAGAAGAAGAAATTGCTTTTCTTTTCAAAATGAGTAGGCAGCGAATTATTTCTAATATAGAACAAGCACAAACTTCCAAAAAGCTATACGGATCCGTTCAAAGGTCCATGCGTAAAATAGTGGAACTAATTAACCTGGAAAATGGATTGGCATTCAATTACTAGCCATTAATTGGAAAAACTTTGCAAAAACTTTGCAAAAAGTAGCACCCCCTTATCTTCTAATTTTAAAAAAAATACTATGGCTTTTACACAATTACAATATGATGCCTTAAATGATGCTATCAGCCAGGGTGCCTTAATAGTTGAATATGGTGATAAGCGAGTTACTTATAGAAGCTTGGATGAAATGATCAGAATTAAAGGATTAATGGAACAAGATCTAGGATTTTATAAAGGGAAAAGCCGGGCCATCCTTTCCACCTATTCAAGTGGTCAGAATAAATCCATTCAACAAGATAGTATTTGGGCTGATGGTTGCCTTTGGGATCACCTTTAAATCTTCGATTACCTATGAAAAGAAGTATTATAAATAAGGTTATTGGTGCTTTTGCACCAGGAGTAGCTTTAAGACAATTACAAGCACAAATAGTTTTAGATAAAATAGAAAGTGGATCCCGAAAGTACGATGGTGCTAGTAAGGGCCGCAATACTAATGATTGGATCGGAATTTCTTCTTCATCCAATGTAGAGGTTCAAACTGATATAGTAACGCTAAGAAATCGAAGCCGGGAACTTAGCCGTAATAATGGATATGCTAAAAACTATTCCAGGGTAATGGCTAATAACATTGTAGGAATTGGGGTAACACCTAAACCGATCATTGTGGGCCGAAGTGGGAAATCAGAAAAAGTAAAAGAAATTTGGGATCTATGGGCTACCAATGTTAAGTGTGATTATGATGCTAGGTATAACTTTTATGGCCTGCAAAGATTGATAATAAAAACAGTAATCGTTTCCGGTGAATGTTTGATCATAAAAAGATTAGCTACCAGTAAATATGAAGTTCCATTACGATTACAAATTATAGAAGCTGATTTTATTGATCACGGAAAATTTTCGATGCTCAATGATTATGGTGGCATTACCTGGTATGGAATTGAATTTAATAAACAAGGTGAAAGGGTTGGATATTGGTTATGGAATAGGCACCCTGGAGAATTTGCAACAGTGAGTAAAAGAATAGATGCCAAATTTGTTATTCACGTATATGATCCTGAAAGGCCGGGCCAACACCGTGGAGTTCCCGAACTTCATGCAGGTATGGTTGCCTTGAAAGATTTAGGTGATTATGAGTATGCAGAAAGGATTAGAGCCAAAACAGCCGCTACCCAAGTAGGTGCAATTACACAAGATCTAAATGTGGAAGGTGATGGTGATTTAGCTTCTTCATTCACTACAATGGAACCAGGTACCTTTCACAAATTAAAACCAGGTGAACAAATAACATTTAATACCCCACCTACCAATACTGGTTATTCAGAATACACAAAGAACAATCTTCATTCCATTGCTGCAGCCGGTGGAACTACCTACGAAAGTTTAACTTCTGATCTATCTAATGTCAATTTTTCAAGTGGAAGAATGGGATGGTTAGAATTCCAAAGAAATATACAACACTTCCAATGGAATGTGCTTGTGCCTGCACTAGATGAAATGTTTATATGGTTTGTGGAAGCTGCACAAGTAGCAGCCCTATTGCCGATGCAAGGAAAATTCAAAGTGGAATGGACAATGCCGAGAAGGGAAATGATAGATCCGGTAAAAGAAGGTAAGGCACTAACAGAAATGGTCCGTGGCAAATTTAAAACTTGGGCTGAAGCAGTGAGAGAACAAGGGGATGATCCGGATAAAGTATTTGAAGATTTAAAAGAGGAATTTGACAAATTCAAAGCTGCAGGATTAACACCTTCTTCCATGCCTGAATTTGATCCTGAAAGAAAAAATTTGGATCCTTCTTTAAATGGAACTGCCTTAAAATAATTCTTTGCAAAAAGTTTGCAAAAACTTTGCAAAAAGTCTATTTGTTAATCGAAATAGTTTTGGTATAACATAAACTTTTGTATTTCATGTTAAAAGAAAAGGTAAATATTAGAAAGATGCAACCGGCAATCATGCTAGGTAGAATTGATA